GAATTCTGCGTTATTCGTCTGCTTGCCGTCACGATCACCCTCCTGAAGATTCGTCCACTGCAAGCCTGCCCCGGAGGTGTAAATCGTGATCTTGTTGCCTGCCGCGCCCCACGAACAGGAGAACGCAAGGCCGCAGGTCGTCAGGAATTCACTCCACTTGTTGCCGGACGCGATAAGCTCATCCTCCATGTCAATCGAGCCTGTCGTGTTGCAAGACGTGACAAGAGCGAATAGAAGCCCTGTTGCGTCCGCCGGGTCTTCCGAGAATTGAACATCGTTACCCGGATCGATTTTCATCTCGTTGAATCGCGGTGTGTGGGTTCCGATTGTGGTCGTTACACTTGCGAAACGCGAAGGAGTGACAGACGGATAATCCGGGGCAATTATAGCCTCGGCACTCGGCTCCAGCCACTTACCGCGGAACTCGAACTCGATGTACGGAACCTCGCCATCGGGAAAAGTCATCGGGAAATTGCCCATCGCGCCGATGATTCCCTTTTTGAGTCCGTCCTCCCACACCTCGATAGTGAGCGTCTTGACTTTCGTGCCGGGCGGTTCAGACACCGGGGTGTAGGTACTCGCCGCTGCTCCGGCTCCGGCAACCCAACGACATGCAGGCAAGAAGGTTTTTGCCCATTGCGGAACCGCTTCCCCCGCTCCAGCGTCGGCAGTTCCCGATCCGTGAATCTCGATCTTGAACTTGACGGTTCCCATGCGCTTTCCGGGTACGGATTTCAGGGGCATCATTGACCCTTGCCCTTGTCGCTCCGCGCTCGGGATGTCCATTTGAATCTCGACATCGAAGGCATTGAACTTGCCGTCCGTCGCATCGACAGCAATCTCATCTCCCGGTGTCGTCTCGATCTTGGCAGCGAGCACTCGATTTACTTTCAGTAAAACCATTTCCTTATCCTCCTATCAATTTGCTGAAGTGTATGGGTCGCCTTCACGGACGCGATACCAGACATTGACCATTACCACAACATCCGACCATTTTGTGTTTACGTCAATTGTTGATAATGTGACTTCCGTTTTTATCGCCAGTGTCGCGCGTTGCGCATCCTCCAGAAGTTTCATCTCCACATCAGCCGCCATTTTCTGCAATCGTGTTTCGACTGTTTCGGTTTCCTCGTCATCTTCAAACCCGAATGTGTCGATAGCATATTCTTGATTCCAACAGATACGACGCGGGTTACCAGCAGATGAGTAGTTTTTATCCTCTACCTTTCCCCTTGTTATCAAGACAGATGTTTTGTCCTTTGGCACATAATCTCCAGACAACTCCTGTCGATTAGGGCGAGCCGCCACAAGATCATAATTGAATCCGTTGGCAACAGTTATCTCCGCAAGGCGGTCTTTTATTTCTTGAGTTATCTGCTCAACGATTGGAGTCGCCATTATTCCACCATGTAGTAAACCATGTTGCCGTCACCGTCTTGAACAAGCGGCTCGACGATTCGATATTTCTTCGGAGTTTTACCGCGACGCTCATCAACCTTCACCATGTCAAGCCCGCAATTTACTTCGTCGGTTGCAATGCCGGTTGTGCTGTCGTTGTCAACTTGAATCTCGATATGCTTGATACTCACACTGCTGGTAACTCCAGCTTGATTTTTAATCTGTTGCGGCGGGTTTCTGTCCACCACCGCCCAAATCCTACGCTCACTCCCGATCTTCGGGCAGAAGCTAATCTCCTCTCCGAAGTCTATCAGGATTTGATTCGTGCTTGCGGCAAGCGCGGTGTCCGTGACCTGGCATCGAATCATGTCGCTCGGGGTCGAGAACACGCCGGAGGTTTCGGAATATGACCTGATCTCATAATAGCCAACTGATAGCCCGGTGATCGTCTTCGTCATCGCGCCCGTATCGGTCGTCGTCACACTCGAATAAGTGGTCGTCCCTTCACGCCGATATTCGATTGTTGTCTTGGTCGCGTCATCGTCAATCGTCGCCGCGTACTCACCTGTCTCGCCGTCCTCGTTGTCTGTCCACGCCGGGGATGCAGGCTCGTCAGGTGGGGGAGGAGCGGGGGCATCGCCGACTGTGAGGAAATTGCCGGTGTCGGCAAGTCCTGCCCGCTCAACGCCAGTATCGGCATCGAGTATTGCCCGTAATTGAAAATATTTCCCTGTTGGATCGCTTTCGGACTGGAGTGCCGTTAAGTCCATTTCAGCCGACCAAAACGGCAAGCCGGATATATCGTGGCAGGAGTATTGATAATCGTGTATCGTGCCGACCGTCACCAACTCGATGATATTGATCGCAGACATGTCAACAGCCCGAGAACTTTCAAGGTCAATTTCGTTAAACACAACTACTGGTGAAGATTCGGTAGCAAACACCTTCTTAATCTCCGCAGGAATCGCAAAGCTCGCCGCCGTGGAAATGATGCCGTCGTAAATCACAACCTCGTAAACATCAATGTCGCCGGGATGACCCATTGCAGCCCTTGCGCCGACTGCAAGCAAGCATGAACCGGCATCTGTGAGAACTCCGGTAATATCAGAATCGCCGGACTTAATGTTAGTGGTTACATCGGATACACGACCTGCGTAGACTTGGATTTCATTATTGGCGGTAGATATTGTAATCGCGATATACACAGGTTCATTCTGGTCCCAAGATAATCCTGCGCCATTTATCTGTTCTTTTGTTATGGTATAGTTAGCGACAAAACCAGATGTAGCATTCCACAGTTGTATGGCCATACCGCCGTCTGTTTTAACGTAACAGTTTAGAGTATTTGCACCTCCAGCTAAACCAGCGAGTTGAAGTATCGTTTCGATACTTGCGGGAACATCAGTCCAGTTCGGAGAGATTTTTGCAGTAATCGTACAATCGCCGAATTTGAAACCATCCGGCATAGTGTACGATGACGATTCGGTGGCTTTTGTGTCGTAAAAACCACCACTTACCACACCTCCAGAGCCGTCTATCAACGCAACGGTTCCGGTAGACGATGTTGTATAATCGGGGTTCCGGTCCGTGTTGTAACTACACAAGAATATGATAGACTTACCCGCCGACAACACATCCTTGCCAAGATTGCGCAGACGGATTTGACTGTTACTCTCGGCAAGCTCAAGGTCGCCGTCGAGAGAGTCGTAGTCTGAAACATCTAATCCGATTTTATCAAGACCCATTACTTCTCCAGGAGTTTGTCGATCTTCTTTTCGACGCGCTGCGAGCGCTCCATAAGGACTTTTATGTCGCCGCGAATCTCGGCAGTCGTCTCACGCTGGACCGCCTCGTTCTCATGCACCCGTTCTTTCAATATCGATGTTGCGGATACATTATGCAGCCCGAGAAATACGGTGATTAACAACACGAGTGATATAAAGGCCGGGATTACATACTTGCCGTTTGATTTCTTCGGTGCGGTCACAGGTGTGCTCCTTGCATGAAAAAAGGGCGACGGCTCACACCGCCGCCCTGTCGGGTTGCTTTCGTGTTTATGTTGCCGCTGTCAATTCCACGTACCCCTTCTTCGCGCCAATCATCGAACAGAACCACATCTTTGCGCCTGCGCCCGCGCCGGAGGCCAAAGCCCAATCACCGTCTGCCGTTAGTGTCGTCAGGTCTGTCAATGCAGGATTCCCCGAACTGGCAAGGCCAATCTTCGCCTTGTGATCGAGGGCAAGCGTATGTTGCGCAAGCGTCAGGTGGTAATACTCGCCACCCGTTCCGCCGTCTTTCCCGCCGGTAGTATTGTGATCGACATCCGCGTCGTTTATCATCGAGGCATCAACATGGCCGCCTGCATCAAGTTTGATCGGCTTGCCAGCATCACCGGCTCCCGCGCCCGACGCGAGGAACTCCGACTCCGCAAAATATCTATCGTCGTGGATGTGGATATTCGTCTCGCCAGAACTTGTCAACTCGTCCAAGTTCGATGCCGTGACATTCGAGCCGACTGCGACAGAATCTACCTCGAATAATGCCGGAACGCCGGTGACATACAGGTTCTCGGCCCCATCGTCAGCAAGTCCTGCCCCAGCGAAGTCTGAAACATCGACGTGCAATTCAGCCCCGGAAGCCCGGAGACCATCGCCGTCGATAGACGCCATATCCATACCGACACCGTGGGCCGTAACGTTCACCGCCGCGATATTCCCGCCGGTCGTGCCGTCAGGATCGACGGCCAGGTCATCGGCGTTCGCCGTGATGCCGTTCCCGCCAATTGCATTGATAGTATGTCCGGTTTTTGTTAATCCACTGCCAGCGGTAATCATACCCGCGCCGGAAAACGGGGTAAACGTGAGGGCAGTTGTATCAAGCGTGATGGGATCGTTGGTGACAAGGACAAAGCCGTGGTCGGCATTGACCGTACCCTCCTCGACGAAGGTAAACATTCCGGGATTGACTTCCGCATCAGTGTCGGCATCCGTAGCACGAGTCAAAACAAACGCCGCACCACCCGCTCCGGCAGTAGTACACAAGAATATCCCGTTGTTGAGACCTGATGCCTGGTCCTGAACGAGCACCCTGTCATTAAGCGCTAATACCACGCCGTCGATTGTCTCAACTCCGACAGCATCGGCAGTCAGAGTCTTTCCCACTCCAGTTCCCGCCGCCGTGCAAGCACTCAATGCGGCATCCGTCGCAAGATGTACGGATTCCTTCAGGTCGAGACCGGAGACCAGCGCGTCAGCGTATGCCTTGTTCACGAGGTCATTCACGCCGGAGGGTGTCTGCGTCGATGACGGGCAAGTCGTATTGAATGTGTGAGCGCCAGTCCAAGCTGCGCCATAGGTCAGGTCGAGAGAAACCGTCGTGCCCCCACCTCCCGCAATTCCAGCGCCTTGAGCCGCGATACGGAGGTTTTCACCATCTGCCTCGATGCCCGTTCCTGCAACGTCCGAGGCGTCGAACGCGAATTGAGACGTGGTATTCTGGATACCGTCTCCAGCTAACGCCGTCACCAGATCGTCGATGCTCTCCTTTGCAGATGCGTTGCTTGCGTTGGCATCGATGATTCCGATTGAATCCGCGGTAACATCGACAGTCGCCGCGCTCAAATCGTTAAGATCGAGTTTCACTTGAGCCGTGTCAATCGAGAGGCCGCCGTTGGTCTTGATGTCCAGCGCAAGATCGTCAGCATTGGCTGTTATCCCGTCGCCGCCGATAGCGTTCATGGTGTCACCGGTTTTCGTCAAGCCGGTTCCGGCGACGACCATTCCAAGCGCGTTGAAATTCGTGAATGTCAGCGCGTCAGTATCGAGATCGAATGGCTCGTCTGTCGAGAGAATAAATCCGTGCTCGGCATGAACAGTGCCCTTCTCGGCAAAGCAGATCATGCCGGAGGTCACGCGGTCGTCTGTATCGGCATCCACAGCGCGAGTCAGGATGAACTTCGCGCCGCCTGCACCCGCTTGAGTGCAAAGATAAATCCCGTTGTCCTTCCCGGCGACCTGATTTTTGACCAGAACTCTGTCGTTCAGGGCAAGCGTCACGCTATCAATCGTCTCGACGCCGTTAGCATCTGCCGTGAGCGTCTTGCCGATCTGGGAACCGGCAGCCGTGCAAGCCGAGAGTGCCGCGTCCGTAGCAAGCTGGACATCGCCCTTGATGTCGAGGTGTGTCGGGTCGTCCCCCGGCTCGGAAATCAGATTAAGGATTACCGGGATGTAATCGGTTGTGATTGCGTCCTTCGCGGCTCCCGAAGTTCCAATCCGCTTCCACGCGCCCTTTGTCGGCGTGCAGACAAGGTTTGTCGAATCCCAGAACAGTGCAATTCCGGCATTTGCTATCGTGCCGGTAGCGGGGAGATTGGCGATACCGTTAATCTTCAACGGGCCTTCTGCCGTGTTGAGAATATCCTTGATGACAACTCCGTGCATATCATCGGTCTCGACAACCGTGCCACTCGCAAGAGTAACGCCGGTCGTGTTCGTATACGGCATCGTGTTACCTGCGGCAAAATATACCTTGCTCATATTTTCCACCTCCAAAAATTATTCGTAAGTCAAGACCGATTAAAACTATGACACGTCGCCGCTGCCGAGTAGCTTGAGCTTGACATAATCTGCCTTTGTCGCACTCTTCGCCTCCCACGATGACCCGGCGATTTCATCGCTTCCACCGTCTGCCGGATCGACATACTTGTTCGTAGCGTCCAGATAGAGTTTAACTCCAGCCGCGCCGATAGTTCCGTTGGCAGGAACCAGAAAAACCCCCTCTGTATATATCGGGCCGGAATCACCGTTCGCAACATCGGAAACGCAGATTCCAACCACGTTGCCCTGCGCGACAAGGTCGCCAGCCGAAGCATCCGTCCCGGAGCCGTTTGTGTATTGAAGCGTGTTGCCTATTTCCTGCACCATATTCGTGGCCATGCTTATATCCTCCAATTATCGTTCACGCGTTTTGATTACGCCATGTTGCAGAACATCCCTCTCCAGTCGAGGGCTTTCGCAGCGACGCTGTGCTTGATCTTGAATTTCTCGCCGTCTGTGTCCCAGTCAAGCTGTGTCGAGAACTGCGGAGTCTCGCGGCCCTGCAAGAACCCAACCTCGACCGTGCTGACAGGCTGCGTGTGCGGATCGCACATCAGATACCATTCCGAGGCGCTTGAAAGCTCCGGCAGGTCGATCACGGTGTAATTACCCTGGAATGTGTTGGCCTCGTGTCCGTGGTTCGCAACCGGCGAATACTCGGACGACATAAGCTTCATCGCAGTGCGCTTGATGTTAGGCGGCACGACAAGTAGACTCGGCATCAGCGCAAGTTTCTCGTCTGCAAGCCCGGTCTGCGTCCTGATTGCAAGCTCGGCAGCCGTCAGCGTAGTCTCACTGATGACAGCCGCAGCCGCGGATTCGTTAGCATGGGTCGCTTGGTCAAACAGCGGATTGCCGTCAGCCATGTTCGCATTTGCGTTCAGGATCGCCACGGCTGTAACATCCTCAAGCCGTTTCGCAGCGACACCCATTGCCGCCGGAATCCGGGAGAATGCGTCCATGTCATCGTTGATAATCGACTCCTCGGTCATAAAGAGACCGAGCCAGTAGATTGCGAGCGCATAGACTTCCTCTGCGTCTGAAAGCGAGCCATAAGTTATCTCGCTACCTTCGGGGCGAAGCCGCAAATTGCCGACGGCTGAAAGCCGGATTCTATGGATCGTCTTGAAATCCGGCGCGACGCCGCGAGTACACCAGAGCGGCCACTGTGTCGGGTGTTCCATGTAGCTTGCGAGGAGCGTCTTGTTCAAGGCGTCCTGCAAGATATAATCGAAGTCGCTTGTGCTCATTGCGAGGTTGCAGCGTTGGCGCGCCACGTTCGGGCGAAGCATCATTTCCGCGATTCCGCGATTGTCAAAGCCGTCCGTATGAACGCCGAGTGACTTGAAATATGCCCGGCCAATATCGACCAGACTGCGATTCTTGAGAGCCATCGCGCCGTTGTGCGGCTCCCTGATCTTGAGCTTGCCCCCTGCATCGAGGATCGGCGTTTTGGTGACCGGGTCAAGCGTGATAAGTCTGTTGTTGAACTTGAGCAGAATCGCGTCGCTGACCATCGTATCGAGACCTTCCTGCGTGCGGTCTGCACCGACCACGATACGCGGATTCGCCTTCTCCAGTTCGACCAGCGCGGACAGTTTGATGTCGGTCTCCGAGAGTTTCCGGTTTTCCTTGCTTGCCGTAACCCACTCCGCAGAGAGTTTGTAGGTCGAAGCAACATCGGCGATGAAGGAAAGACGCGCCTCGGCTTCCTTCGCGCCGGCTTCTTTCGCGGCGGCAAGGCGTGCCAGTTCTTCTTTGGCCACGTCGTCGGGGATCACTTCCGGGTCGTCGATCACTTCCGGCTCTTCGACGAGCGCGGCAAGGCGTTTCACCTCTGCGAGCTTGTCGGCTTTCAGGCCCGCGATGAAGGTCTCCATTTCGGCATCGGTCGCGTCCTTTTTCAGTCCGAGTGAAATCAGGTATTCTCTGGCTTTCATTTCTTCGTCCTCCAAATTGTTGTCTGCGTTTTCCGTTTTTGTTGAAAATAATCCGTCAGGATTCGCCGCGCCCTTGCCAACCCAGTCCACCGACTCAAGAGATTTGAGACGACCGACAAGCGGCGAGTCCGGGTTTTCCTCCTGATATTTTTCCATTTCAGGGATGTCGAAGAAAAAGGCGATTGACAGTCCGAGTGCCGAAGGATCGTCCTCGACTTCATCTTCAAGCCATGCGCGGACATTTCCGAGGCCGGGGAGCTTATCAGCGCCCTTCGAGAAGTGAAAGTCCGCGCGGATTTTATCGCCGTCTCGATATGAGTTTTTCATCCTGCCGAGCTTCGTGCCAAGTTGCTCGAAATCCTTCATCCAAGATTCGTGCTTGTAAAAAGATAGCACGCCTGTATCCGATGCCGAGGTCATGGCTAAAAGTACTTGGTCAGACATTGTTTGATCGACAAGGAAATTATGCCCGCGTGCTTCCCCCTCTGTGATGACCGATACTCCTGTGATTATGCCCTTCTCGCGGTCAACAACGGATTTAGAATCCGATTGTAATTTCACCATGAAATGCTGCTTGCCTTTGAGGTTCTTTATTTTCATGCCGGATTCTCCGCTGATAATTTCAGGATGTTAGCCCGATTCGCCGCACGGAATTCCTCGCGCTCTTTTTCCTGCTCGGGTGTAGAATTCCCCACAGTCGCTATCCACGGCAAGACAAGCCCTTTGCTTTCTGCATATTCTTGTTCGGCGGCTCGCTGGTCAAGAAGCTCTCGCCAGTCCTTTCCCTGCGATTCTGCGATCTCAGATAGTGTCGTACTGCCGGTTTCAAGCTCAATAATATTCGCGGCAGCCGCCTTCGCCGGGTCAATCCACGGCCTCGCAGGTTTGATCCATTTATCCTCAAGATATGCCTCTTTCCATTCCGGGTCTGACATATACCCCGGAGCGTCAAGTAAGCCCTGCAAGATGCAGACATCCGTAAACGCATCTCGGATCGGCTGCAAGAAGTTCTCTATAAAATCCTGCTGAATGGCGTCGATTGACTTGTTGAGTTCGATGAGTGCCTGCCGCTGCGAGGAGAAGTTGCCCTTTGAATAATCCCGCTTTATCAACGAAAAATCAAGACCGATACCCGCCGCATACTCGCTGATCTGCTGATCCATGTACGCGACGATGTCTTTGTTCGGTCTCACCGGGTCATGGAAGTCAAGCGTCTGACCTTGCGGAAGTTTTATGACTCGCGCCGGTTCCATGATAGTTTCCGTATCCCCAAGTGGAGTCACGCCATTGTCGTCGGCGGCTTTCTTGCATCCCAGACCGTCCAGATCACCAAGATCATACTCCATGTCGTAGGTGAGCGTCGCCGTCATCGTCGCTTCCATGCGAGCGGCAAGCAATTCATAGGCGTCCAGCATCGTGAGATGCCTGCCCTTGACCATCGAGGCGACAAGCTGTGAGATTCCGAGGAGTTGGCGCACACGGTCGTGTCGGAAATAGTGAATCACCCTGTCGGCAAGTACGCGGATCGAATTCGTGAAATAGTTGTCAGTGCCCTCTGTGTAGAAGTGATATGCGACCGCCACATTTTTGCTATTGACCTCGATGCCGTTGACAACCGCGTTGCCCTTGTAACTCGTAATCGAATTGTCAAGCTGCTCGACTTCAAGCATCTGGAGAGACAGGCCGGGGATATTGCCCAAGCGATTTTCAACATGGATTATGACGAACGCATTGCCGACGATGAACGCCTCGCGGTCTCCCACGCGCTGACAGGCAACAAAGTTCTTTTTCTGCTCGTAATCGACGTGCTCTTTTTTCGTTGCCCAACGTCTGAATAGCTGGTCTTTGCGCTTGTTGAAATCAATCAGCGGCTCTCCGGTTTTCGGATTCCGCGCCACGCCACGCGGTTTGAGACCCGTGCCGACAGCGTGCCTTCCCCGTCCGTCAGCCGCGCTTGCCGCCGCCCAGAAATCGCGGACTGTCTGACGGACTCGCGCTGTAATTACCGGCAAATCCTCTGTGATTTCCGTGCGAGAGGAAACAGAAGTCCACGGCCAATCCCGCGTTGTGCGGTTTATCTTTGCCGCGTCATGGACTGCGAGGAGTTCTTTTTTGTTCTTTTTGATTGCCTTATTCTTGGCAAGTTCTCTATCGAGGTCTCGCTTCGCGCGGAGTTTCTCTGCCTTATCCCTGTAATTCTGTGCAAGTTGCTTGTCTGATTTTCGCTTTGCCACTATGACGGCTCCCGAAATACACCGAGGACTGGCCGCTTTTGAGCGGCTGTCTGGTCTTCTTTGTTCATCTGGGTTTTCCAGTATTTGAGCTGGTCGTTGAGTTGGTCAAGCTCGATACGAAGCTTCTTGCGGCCTGCCGTGCCGGTCTCCTGCATCATCTCTTCGGTGATCTTATAAATCGCCTCTTGAGTGATATTGTACATTTCTTCTGCTGTGTACGTTGCGGCCATGTATTTATTATCGGACGTTGGGAGGGTAAATTCAAGGGGCCATCTTTGCGGCGTGGAATAAAGCGGTATTTGGGGGGTGTAGGAAATCCCTACACAATCAAGCGCGGTGTGAATTCGCGGAGATTGAGCGAGAAGTGAAAATAATTGCTGTGAATTTTCAAATCGTTGTTATTTCACGAGGTTTTTGTACTCTTCTGGTGTGAGCAACACAAATTCTCGTATCTCGTTATCACCCATACCTAAATCCGGGCAATAAGCACGTCCGCAACACACGCCCTTGCACACGAAACGAACATTCTTAACAACAACCCCATCGTCACATAATGCACGCGGTTTTGTGAAGTGAAATTCCGTTGATTCTGCGGCAATTCTACGGGAAAAATAAACTACGGTAGCCATGATACCTCCTATTTCACAACGACTTTTTCCACATTTAGGCAGTGAGAGCACTTGCAATACCGCAAATCGCCGTCTGTGGCGATTACAAGCCAGCGGATGTCCTTCGCTTTGTTGAGACAATGCGGGCAATCGAGATTGTCAAGATGCTGTGCAAGGCGGAGTTTGCGCCCTGATTGATCCTTTTTCGCCGCGATTTCCGCGTTTTTCTTCTTCGTCTCCGCGCCGCGCTGCTGTGGCGAGAGGTCTTGTTTGTCCGGGTCCGGTACGGCGCGAAGGTTCGACGTGCGTTCTTTGCTGGACATTGGTTTCTCCTTAAATTGTGTATCGCTCGATAACATGATTATCATCGTAAATTTGCACATCTGGACTTGGGCAAGGCGATTGAACGGATATTACTCTGAGTTTGAGTATCTTGTTTCCCTTGCAAAAAACACAGTGCTCATAAATATTCTCATCCACACGGTTTCCAAGCCCAGTGCCTCTACACGCGAAACATTCTACGGTAATGACTTTCATCGGCTTCTCCTTTATGCAAGACGGTAGTCCACGTAACCGCACGCGGGGCAGTGAATGTTTTTTTGCTGCGGATTGCCCGTCAACGTCATACAAGGCGACGAACCCCACAACTCCTTGCCGCATTCCGGGCACTCTATGCCGTTCGGATGTGGTTTCATCCTTTCATCTGCGACCTTATACGCCTCCCGGCGACTCTCGTTGTGTTCTGCAAGCGTTTTCATCGGCTTCTCCTTAAATTAGGTGGTCAAAAGACTTCTGCTCCCATGCGGTAGATTTCTTTTTCTTCTTCTTCGGTATCGGCTTTGGATTCTCAAGCTCTGCAATCTGACGCTCCCGGAATTTCTGGAAATGACCGGCTTGAGGCAACATGTGGACAAACAGCATATATGCCGCCGCAACCTGGTACACCTCGCAGTTTCCGCAGATTACGACCTTGCCGTTTCTCCTGACAATCAAAGTTCCATTCGGAACAGTGGCACAATAAACCATCCCGTCATAATGCACGTTCTTGAATATCGGTCGATGAATCTTGTCTTTTCCGTATCTGTTGAGATGACATTGTTTTGTGAGTTTTCTGGATACATGATACTGGTCAACTGTGTTTTCCCCATATCGACCTCGTATATTATATGGTTTCGCTTTTCTTGTTTTCATCACTGTGGCAGAACCGACCTTCAAAAACAATTCCTGAATATCATCGGCAAGACGCTTGCTCACCGTAGCGTACCATTCACGCCCATTATCTACCCAACCATCTCCAGCGATTGCACCCCGAAGATATGCTTCAATCACATTCGGGGAAGCGTCTTTAATCCACTGTGGAATAAACTTCGTATATTTATCTCCGAGTTTCCTTACAAGATTATACGCTTGCTGCCGTGAAATCACAAAACCTCTGTCAGTTTCATTGAATCCCCACGGCATTTTTCCTAATACCCTCCGTAGAACTTCTCTTCCTTCACCTTCATTTTGATAAATCACAACACGCCTTTTTATGCTTGACGGTTGCGATCTGTGAATTATTGACTGGCAACAACCTTCTGCGATATACCAGCCAAGAAATTCAGCCAAATGCTCCGCGTCCACACGTTTTTTTTCATCATATCGAGTAGCGGGAAGCTCGTAATACTCAACTCCGGTTCCAATCCAATTTGAAGCAGTTTTTAATCGGCTGTTCTTTGTCAACTCACATGCTTTTCTGATATTGATATTACCCCGCTGGCTCAAACATACCATTCTATGGTTAGGGGTTACAAGCATATCAAGACGACTTCCACGCTCACCTCCGATCTTCACCATATCACCGCAATGCCACTTACTTATGATTTCTGATGGTTGCTGATACTCAATAAGGTCTTTTTCGATATTCACGGTCGCAAGAATGTCGTATTTGTCTATGTTTTTGAAATACTTCCACCCTCCGCGAGTAAGCACTTCGGTTTCCTCGTCATAGCAGTCACGATAGTCGATACGGACACTCGCTTCCTTCGGAACCCATCGCGGCTCCTGCTTTCGACCTACCGGAACCTTCTGCATATTGCCCATGTGCAGATTATACTCGATTGATTTGCCCTTTTCCGAGCGATTTAGATGCCACATTTCCGCCTCGTCGGTATCCCCCGTACCAACGGTGATAAGATCGGTTAATACATCCTGGCACTGAAGAACGTCAATCCACCATAAATACAGGTTCGGGGCGGTCTTTTTCTTCTTTATACGGCGATAACGGCGGTCTTTTCTCGCATTTTGCTCGTTAGCATACTCCCTACCGCGCCAAAACGGGAGGCCTTCCTTTGAACTCGCCGCGCCTTTGATAGCCAATACCCGCCTATCATCGACACGTTGCACCCATTCGTACACCTGGGTCGTCCTCGATTTCTCCTCGTCCTTTAGTTTCGTGCCGCCCGAATCGATTAAAAGCAGTTCAACGCGCATCGGATGAAGCCGCCCGTCCTCGATAGGCCATTGATAGTTCAATATCTTCGACCGCACGTCCTCGAATGAGTGGAGGATGCCGTGATAGACACGTTGACTCCGCATACCCGCGCCCCACGCCCGAACTACAACGTAAAAATGATCGTGCTGTGTATCGACAGTCGCAATCAGCTTTTGACCCCACAGCGGCACGATCCCCTCGTCGTGTGTCGCGCATTTCACCTTGTCGTCGTAAACAGACGCCTTGACATCCTTGAGCAAGTCCTCGAATGGTAATCCGAGGGTCTCCGTTCGGAATGTGTACTGCTTGTGTCGGTCTCCAAGCGCCTCGACATAAAGAACCGCGATATTTCGCCATGTTTCCCACAGGCAATAAAGTCCGCCACACTGCAAGCCGAGCGTAGTGCCTTGCGGCCACTTCTCGACAGCCTCCGCGTCTGTGATTTTGCCGTCTAAAGTGCCCCATTTACCCGCCTTGACCATCGCATCTCGCTCTTTTTCCTCGATTCGTCCACCGCATTCCTGGCAAATGTAGTACGTTCCCTGGTCTTTTATCCACTCAATAGTCTCTTTTCGGGATTCGTCCTTGAGCGAAAGGTACTTTAGCTGCTGAAATATGAGCGGAATCCGCTTGCCACACCGCGGACACGGGACTAAAAAGTAGAGTTGATACGTACTCTCGGTGAACAGCGTGTAAATCTGGCCTGTACGGAGCGTCGGTGTACTGATATTGATCTGCATCTTGCGATTTGTGTAGGTCCGCATCCGGGTCCAGGTCCGGCCAACCGGATTTGGTTCCGCGCCGCCCCATTCTTGGAATTTGTCCACCTCGTCACAGATAACACGCCTCATAGGGTTTCCCGCGGTAGACGCCGCGGAGCCGGACCACATGAGATGCAGGATGAACGAATTATTGAGCTTGATCTGCGATTTCTGCATGTCCGTCATTTTCGCCGGCAACAACGGCTTGAGAATCGGCAAATATCGCATCATCGGAGCCACACGGTTGCTGATAAAGAACTTGCCGGTCTTTTCATCTGGGAATGCGACGCCCATCGGATCAGGTTCACGGGACGCCCAATACGCAATCAGGTTAAGAGCAGCCCGCGTATATCCCATCTGCCCGGCCTTGACTGCCGCAATCCGCTCGACACCGGGAGCAACACACAAATCCATAAGCCCGCGGAGATATGGCGTGAGTTCATTTCGCCACGGGCCGGGATGCGCGGACTGATCTTGCGGGAGAACGAGATACTCTTCCGCCCACTCGGAGGGCTTGAGCGGCGGCGGGACGTGCCACGCCTCGCGCTCTGGTGGTGTGAAAATATTAATTCGTGGGATCATTTATTTCCTTGAATTCCACAACCGTTTCGCTGAAATCAAGTGTAACGCTCGTGCATTGGCATTGAGAACACTTCCGCGCGTTTATCACCACAGGATAACGAGTCCCGTTGAAATCTTTGTATTTCATCTGAATATCCTGAATCCACCGGAATCCGCAATTATCACAAACGACATACGGGGGTTGACTCATTACAAAATTATACATCATTCCTCCTTTTTGCCGTGCGTGCCGGTGGTGGTCGTGACGTTGGCGAATAAAGGGGCTGTGTGAATTCCTGTGTAATCGTGCCAACTCAAAAATAGCGATATGCCATTTGTCGGACATGTCGTCTGGTGTGTAAATCCTTGAATCGGAGTTTTCATCAACTCGAAAATCATGCCCTCGTGATTTCCACCACAAGCAGAGCATCCTTTCACGTCAACAATCAAGTCTATTTCGATGTTTGGTGGAAACTTCTTCGGTGTTGACGCCTTGCCGTCTGTGTTCATGTACAGGGGATCGCCCTCCCGAATCTTCTCACCGCCAATATCGACCGGGGCTTCGACGCAGTTGAAATTCATCTTTGCTTTCATCCCGTTTTTTCGCTCGATAATCCCCGCGAACTTCTTCGCAAATTTCACGAAGTTCGGCTCGTCAAAACAAAGTTTCCCGGAATCGTCAATCGGCAATCGCTCCTGTTGCCCTGACCACCACAAGAGCACTTGCGAGATTAAATGCAATAGCATCAGTTCATCAGTCATCACTCCTCCTTTTCAAACGAACCATAAGTCAACGATTGTCGCAATGGCTCTGGGACATCCTTATCACGCGGAAGCCGATAAAGGCCGTCCGGCGTATCGACAACACGACCCTTGAACCGGCTTATCTTCATCGACTTCGCTTGGATGCTTTCGAGGGCAGTAAGAATACGGCCTAATTCTACGTGCATATCATGGTCATCGACAACCTTGATATGATAAAGTAGGTCTGTGATATTGCCTTGAAATCGCTCGACGACACCTACAATCCTGCCGTATGTCTGATAATAAACTTCGTTCTTGGTTTCTTCGTCGGTCATCGTTCCTCCTTTCAAATTGCCAGTTCCTCAATATGGCCACCGGATAACGCAAACGCCGTGTCGCGCTCTCCCGCCGCCTTTATAATCGCGCCCGTCACGCTTAATGCCCTGTCAATGCGCCGCTGATATGACTTCCTCGCACGCGGATCGACGAAACCAGCGCCGTAAACTTGCGAGGACGGGTTATGCAAGTACACGCCAACCTCATCGGGAATAAAATGAAAATATAGATTAAACAGGTCGTTTGATATTGCCTGTACGTCAGCGGAAACAAGTAACACCACGTCTCTCCGTTGTAAGATTGCCGCGAGGTCAACACATCGCATTGCGCTGGCGAATATGTCAACCTCACGCTCTACAACAAGCATGTTCTGTCCAGTTTTCAGCTTCTTGGCAAGCTCCACAACATAGTATCCGAAGCCGAATCCGATCACAATCAGAAGATCGTTACGTCCGAAGAATATCCCACGCGCTCTTTTCTTCGCCTCCGCTACCGGATCGTGAGTAGAGTGTAGGGTTATCCAGCCGTTCCTGCCGAGCACGCGGAGCGACGGGCCGGAGGTTTCCTCGATTGTGAGGAACCCTGGAGGCCGTAGTACTTGCGCGACGAGACGCTTGCCGTGCCTGCGAAGATGTTTGAGATTTTCAGAGAAGATCGTCACTCGTTCTCCTGTCTGATCTCGATATTGACGCGCTCCATAATACCACCCATCTTCGACATAAGCCGCTCCGCAACTACATACTCCTTTTTAGTCATTGAATCCGTTATTGGAGAATTAGCAGCCCAATGAATTCCCGCCTTTGTCTCGTCTATTGCGATGGTGATGTTAAGCATTCGTCACCTCCCCATCTTGGCAGTGTGAAGCCGTGATCGTAGAAAAGCCCGATAGCAGCAAGCGCCTTTGTAGCACTATATAAATCGAGGCCGCAATGGAGATACAATCTCACGGCATCAATCAGATTTTCCCAAGTGCAGACATGCCGTAGAATTCCCTGGATAATATTTACGTGGAGGTTCAGGAAATCTCGTCGGTCGCGCTGTCGGAGTTCTTCCCACAAACTCTGCATGGCAGCCTCAAATTCGTCACGCTCTATAATAATCTGTCTTCCATGCACATCGTGCCCATACCGACAATCCGGCATCTGATCGTTATCTTGCGTCATTCGTCCTCCATTTTCTTCTCGATCACATCAAGCCGCTTTTCGATCCGGTCGAGTTGTGTTGGCTTGTCCCGCAAGAGCGGTAGCCCATATGCTAACAAAATGGCAAGTGGGGCAAGAACCACTGTAACAACAATCATTTTGGTCAGGAGAGGGCATCTGTCCATACCAGCGTCAATCAGGGAAAAAACGAAGTCTTTAATTTTCCCCATCGTCACCCCCCTCGTCGTCGCCGTCCGTGGTCAGGGCATCGCCGTCAAGGGGACTTTCCTCGTCGTCGCGGAGCATGTCAATCGCTTGACTATCCCTTGCTACTTGAAATACCGGCTGTACCGATTTGGCGATGTCGATAACAGTGTCGGGTATATCGACTTTTTTGAATTTGGCCTCATCTTTGCTTACTCGGTTTTTTTCAGCCCATTCAGAAGGACTCATTCCCTGCACGTCGTCGTCGCCTCGCAACACGTCGCCCATTGCCTCCGAAGGTCCGACCGCGCCTGATTTCTCGATCTTGACCGTCTTGCGCGTTCTTTTCTTCGGCTCGAACGCCATGAACACCTTCTTCAGCGGGGTATCGGCAAGCTCGATATGCTGATTCTCCTTGCAGTCATTCTTGACCCGGACACCCTGAAGCGACATCCCGACAGCCAACACCGTCTGCACAATACGCGCCCGGTCCTGGTCGTACAGCTTACCACAGCGCTTCCGGTCGAACAGGAATAGACCCTGCCCGCCCTTTTCAGATATTGCGATTGCCTCTGCCTCGATTTCTGTGATTAGCTTACTCATTTGCTGCCTCCGTTTCTGTTGTGGATTCTGGCCATATCTCCTTGATTGTATTCTCGATGTATTGAATGTCAATCATCTTGAGCTTCGTCCCACTGGCATCGACCTCTCGCCACCCCCCCCTGTGGATTGCTAATAACAATCGCAGAACTCTCGCCTCCTCGTTTATATCCTGCCTCGACTTGAAATCGACAGGAACGTCTATTTCGTGGAGAACAGTATTACCGCGAAGAGTCTGGAATATCACATTGTCTTCACCGCACACCACCTGATAACCGCGTACATCCGTAACGATCTCCCTGATTTTCTCAAGAGATATAGTCTCGCATCCAGCAGCTATTTTCCAGATCATCCCGAAACAATCGACGATTATCGCCTCGCCATTTTTCATCACGCCTCCCGTCTAAAGAATCGCTTGATCCGTTGCCACAACGACAGCGACACGCGCGGCTTCACAACCTTGTAAATCCCGTCATCGGCCCCGCAACCTGTGGTGAGAACGCTATCGCCAATCGGGACAGGGATGCCGTCTATGATCTGCCCCATATCCCGCTTGACCTGCTCGACCGTCATGCCAAGACTTTGAGCGTAAACCTCAAGGTCGTGATCGATGTCGTCCTGTGTCGGTATGCTCATCACGCCTCCTCGTATTCAAAAGCCAACATCACCTCTTTTATTAAAACGCCTTCGGTGTCCTCCCGCGCATTAGCTTTAATCAATTCAGGATATACCCGCAGAAATATATCCATGAAAAAGTCCATGTCAATCTCGATTATGTGCTTGAACGCCGATGATATTTCATCCCGCCACATACTTTCAATCTTATCGAACTGCTCTGGTGTCGGTTTATCAGGTAAGTCGGATAGCGCATAAGATGCCCGGACACATATCGCCTTGAGGTAATCCTTGTCTACCCTCAACGTGTTGTCGTCGGAAGTCTCAATACCATCACCCGGAATAAGAGACATATCCACAATCATCTTGACCTTGATTACGTTGACAAGTTTCAAGAAGAACCCTCCGTCAGGCGTCCACTCCTGATTGTCTTCTATCCCGATTATCGTGTTGGACTCCGCGTGATAATTGTTGTTAAGCCACCCCTCAAACTGCTCTTTCGCACTCGTGTCGCCGTCCTGAAATGTCTCTGTGTGGTATTTTAGCATCACGCCTCCGTTTCAACATACGACAATATCTTGAGTTTCGTTACGCCAGTGCCGCCACACATCGCGCAAGGAACAGCGGCGCTATGCCCTTCTGGTGCATAGATTGGTGCCATGCATGTGCCCTTGCAAGACGGGCATTCTACCGTCAAGATTCCTTTCATATCACGCCTCCGTTTCTATCTCTCCGCTGAACACCTTGCAAACATGCTCCACTGCATCCCTCAAGATATTCTCGATTTCAAACGACTCCTTGCCGACAAGACGCACTGCATACACACGCGGAATCGACAGCAACTCGCTCTTGACAAAGTGAATCTTCTGGATTTGCTTCTCCTGACACTCCGCGACATCGTGCAAGCTGCCCTCGCGGATTTTCCGCTCTTGCTTTAATTTCTCAAGTTTCTCCTGCTTGAGTTTGAAGTCGATGTCCTCAAGGTCTTTTGACTTCTGCGTTTTCGGGCGACCGGGCTTGAGACTCCTGCCCTCACTGTTGAGATACTCCCTGACCTCGTCCTCGTTGTACTTGTGCGGTTTCCCGTTCGAGCACGGGCAACCATCTTTACCAAGACGATACGCAGTCTGGATGTTGATATGGAATATCTCGGCTATCTTCTTTGCTGTTAGATTGCGTTTATTAGCCACGAATTATTGTATGTCCTTTGCTTGTGTATAGTTACGATTTTGCGAAATTAAAAAACGCGAAAACGCCGGGCATCGGCATCCGTACTCCTTCCGAAACCCCACGGAGTACCTTTGAACACTACGTCCCACGCCCTACCCCTACCCATCCTTTGTAGCCCGTAGGCGGGTTTCAGGGCGTGCCCGTGGAAAGTATGCGGACTGTACGCCCGTTGCCTTGCTGTTTTCATGTCCATTTTGTCATCCAATCCTTTCCGCCGTGGGCGTGCTTTCGATGGGGCTATCCTTCCCGCCTCCCGCGTGGGTTTGGTGGGTGCAAGACGCGGGTATAGACGGGGCGTGGGTTTGTGGCCTGTCATTCTGACACGACCTTCCCCGTTCCCTTACACGCTTTGCATGGCGTGGTATGAAACTCAATGAAGTTGTCTCTTATTATAAGATTGCCGAGGGTGTAACCCCCATCGTTCCACACCCTGCCTTCCCCGCCGCACTCCGCACAGTCCTTCACCTCTACAGCCCTGCCCTCGTCCTTCTCTGCCTCCTCCTGACACGTCGAGCACAGCTTGCCGTGGTAGCAGTGACGGCACATAGCATCACCACATTTAGAGCAGTGAATATGGTTCATCGTGTTCACGGCTATTTCACAGTCCATACATCTGTAAGTTCCCATCAGAACATCCTCCTTATAAACGCCTTGATTCGTTGCCACGGTGTGGCTGTGACTGCCTCGTCGTTATCTACGATGACAGTTCCCAACGCCAGCCGTGTTTGGTGGTATGGTCCGTAGGCATCGAGTGGGCCTCCTGGATGTTTCCTTTTCCACTCGGCGTCTCTGGCGCGTTCCTCCGGCGATTGGTCCACCAGCCCTATCCCGGCTTGCCAACTTTCAACCCTCTCGTCATACTCACTCTTGCTTAACCGTGAGCCACAGCTTGCCGGATTGTGTTTGTTCCACGCGCAACTCTCGTCATCATTCATCCAGATACAGTCGCTGCAATATAACATCAGAACAGCCCTCCTTGCGTTTCAGTTTCTCCCCACGGCCTGATCGTGACCACGGCCCTGTACTTGGCCTTATCCGGCTCGTGATGCTTGTTTAATGTGAGCGACCATATCCACTTGTCGGCTTTATCTTCGTCCGGCATCAGGGCATCGAACAGGGCATCCATGAGAAGTTTCTCGCATGATGCTATGTCGCTGCCGTGTACAGGGCTTGCCGCCTTTGCTGTCTTTGTGTCCCATGCTGCGTATACGGTGAGAGATACCTGATAGCGGCGTGGTTTGAGGCGTTGAGTGCCTATGTGTTGCACTACAAACTCCTTGTACTTCTTTGCTACAGGCGTCAATCGCCTCATCACGTACTGCTCTCCCATGTGCCCGAGCATCCCCTTTGCCGCTGTCTTACGCCTTAATATCTGATCGAAGTACGCATTATTCGATGTCGGCGGCTTGCCGAGGATGGTAAAGGTGAGGGGGTCGTCGAGATCATGGATGCTTGGCATGTGTGGCATGAACACCTTGAGATTCATCGAGTGGGTTGTCTTTGCTTTGGCGATTGAACCGTCCTGGTATTTGATCTCGTAGCCCTCGGGCGTTCTCCTGACCTTGACTCCGTTGTTCTGCGTTATCCAGTCGCTCATGGCCTACTCTCCCATTTCGTCTTTCCGTTACAATGAGGACATCTGACAGGATCATCTAATGACCATCCGATTTTGATTGCGTGTTCTTTCATTTCGTCCCACGAATCTATCCACGATTTACGGGCTGCCGTTACGCTCAACTTCAAAGGTGTGGTAGTGCACCCCTCACGCTCACAGGTAAGTACGATTTTCCGTGTGTACTTAATCATGCGTTCTCCAGTTCCCTTACTCTGTCGGGGTCGAATCGGGTGTGATGTGGTGTAAACAATAACGGACAGCTTCCTGTTGGGCCATGCCTCTGCTTGGCTATAATAAGTTCTGCTCTGCCGTCATCCTCCACTTTTTGAGTGTACCAATGCTTTCGCCACAAAAGCATTATCAGGTCAGCATCTGCCTCAAGTGCCCCTGATTCCCGAAGGTCTGATAATCGCGGTCTGTGGTCTGGACGCTTCTCAAGGTCTCTGTTGAGTTGTGCGAGTGCAAAGACGGGTATATCCATTTCCTTCGCCAACGCCTTGAGTGAGTGTGATATGTGGGCTATTTCCTGCTCTCTGTTGCTACATCGCTTACCGGGGTGTAGGAGTTGCAAATAGTCCACAAAGACGGCCTTGAGGTCATGATTGATTGCTATTCTCCTGACCTTTGCCCGGAGCGTCTGCATGTTCATGGTAGCGGCGTCATCGAGGAAAAACTGTGACTTCTCAAATACGTTCATGGCATCGAATATGCGATTATGTTCCTCGTTGGTGAAATGCTTACCTGGTCTTATTTTGCTGACGTTGACTTGCGCGCGTGCCGCCATGAGGTTCATGCTTATTCGCGCCGCCCTGACTTCAAGGGAGAAGAACGCTACAGCATGACCTTCGGCTGCTATTTCATCAGCCCAATTGAGTGCGAGAGATGTCTTGCCCTGTGATGGTCGTGCGGCAAGAATTATTAAATCACCCTTTTGAAATCCGCGCGTCTTTTTGTTTAACCGTGTGAATCGCGTGGTGAGACCTTGAGATTTGCCCTGCTCTGCATCCTCGATTTCCTTGTTGTACAAATCGAGAAGGTCTCCGATGTCGTATGACGTTCTTGCAAGCTCGTCGGCTTGAATGTCTGCGAGTTCCTTGCCTATACCGCTGATAATATCGTTTGGTTCCGTGCCGTTCTGGTGGATAGTCTCGATGCCCTTGTAGCAGGCGTGCAGCGTTTTCCGAAGTCTGGATTTATCTGATATAACTTGTGCATAATAATCATGGCTTGCTGCCGTGGGCACTATGTCTGTTAATTTGACAAGATATTCGCCACCGCCGATTTTTTCAAGTTTTCCCGATGGTCTCGTGTGGTCGAGAATGCTAACGGTGTCTATAGGCTTATTTTTGTGGAGTAGTTCGAGCATCGTCTTGAATAGGAGCGCGTGTGACTGCCTGTAAAAGTCTTCTGGTTTCACCTTATCTTGAGCGTAGAGAATGACCTCGTTCTCAAGAAGGATCGCTCCGAGAAGTGCTTGCTCTGCCTCGATGTTATGCGGTGGCACTCTGTCTGTCGGGTTCATAGTCTACGCCTTTGTAATTAGACCACGCTTTTTCATTTCTTCATAAATAGGCGTTATAATGCTCGTCATCGCTGCTTTCCTGGTCAATGGAGAGTTTTTCCATTTATCATTGATTCTTGATGTTACAAGGCTTTTAATCTCATCATATAACGCCTTGTTATCGCGCTTTAGGTTTTCAATATCACCTCGCTCTCTTTCGCATCTTTCCTCGTTGGCTTGATAGTCGCGCTCCCACTTTTCATCGTTCACTCTTCGTCTCGCAGTCACCTCGTCAGCACTATCGGGGAGTTTTGGTTTATATCCGTCAACCTTGTATTCTTTAGCAATCCCGTTGAATGTCTGCCATGTTTTGCCCTCCTGACACGTTGACATTACCCTGAGCGCATATTCTATCCCGTGCGTTGATATAAACCTTCTCATTTGCAGGAGTCTTCGTGGTGACTTCCTTTCCCCGTCATGTTGACAAGCACGATCCGTAATTTCTACCGCAACAGCTTCTTGCCCTTCTGTCAAATTAACACCCGCATCAGCTTTTTTGTCTTTTTTGCCAGGGTGTATGCAGGGTGTATTAAAGGGTGTATTCACGCGCGATACATTACTTATATGGACAATGGTGTCCAAATGTCCAGACATTTTGTCTAAAAGTCCAGACATTTTGTCCACGAGATTAGACAGCTTGTCTATACTTTTATTGTCTTTTGTCTCTTCTTTTGTCCTATCTTTTTTGCCCTTTTTCATGACGTCCGTGATCGTCTTTGTGAGCGATATGGACATCTTTTTCCCTTTTCCAGAATCCTTTATTATGAGGTCTTTTTTGATAAATTTGCTTATATGACGGTAGATTGTTTTCTCCGAAATACCGCACATTTCTGCGAGGGTCGATGCCGATACTGTCGTCTTTTTCTCGCTCCCACATTTCCTCATTATGGCGAGGAGTGTCTTGGTTTCTCCTCCTTTTATGTTCTTGTTCTCGATAATGTCGTGTGGTATCTGCTCGAATGATTTAGCCATATTACACCTTTTCCCGTAACAAGCAGACAGCAATTTCCCGAACTGCCTTTAACAAATGGACGTGGCAGTCTACAACGCACGATACGGTCAACCCTGAAGCTTCAGCAATAGCGGCGAAGTCCTCGTCGGTCAACCTCGCATTTTCCCTTGTACCCATATACTCCGCCATCGCAACCACACACATTATCGTGCCTTTTTTTATGCTGTCCATCTCAACAACCTTTCAACCGACATAAAAAAACCCCTGAGCGCACCGAGCGAAGGCAGAACTCAAGGGTTTTATTTATGCCGGAATAATCCAGCGGGACTCTTTTTGTGTTCGCTCGATACATTGCTTCTGCCTTTCCGCTCCTCATTATACAGCCCGCCTTTTCAATGTCAAGAAAAATCTTGGAATTATTTCTTCACCAAACGAGATTTCGTTCCAAAACGATTGACGCCATTCGCAAAACGAAGTTCTGTTTCAAACCCGCCGACGCCATTCGCCTAAATGAATTTCATTCTAAAACCATCGACGCTATTCACGAGAACGATTTTCGTTTCAAAACAGTTGACGGCAATCACCAAACGAGTTTTCATTTCAAAACGTTTTCGACCATTCACCAAAACGATTTTTGTTTCAAAACGTTTTGCGTAATAAGTGCCACCGGAACCGCCATATACCTACGTTCCGTGGCCCCTACCTTCGATATGCCATGTTTCGGGCCTCCAGATCGCCGTCGAGACCATTCGCAAAACGAGTTTTTGTTTCAAAACGTTTTGGGCCATTCACCAAACAAGTTTTTGTTTCAAAACAGTTGAGGTCATTCACAAAATCAGATTTGATTTCAAAACCATCGACGGCAATCACTAAAACGATTTATTTCTCAAAGTCGTCGAGGCCAATCACCAAACAAGATTTCGCCTCAAAGTGATCGAGGCCATTCACTGAAACGAATTTTGTTTCAAAATGATCGAGCTAAATCACCAAAACGAGGTCAAAAAAGATATGCCTATCTTCATACTTCAAACAAAATAGGTGTTCTGTTCCTACATCATAGATGTAGTAACCATGCGGCTTTCGGGGGTGCAGCCACCACCTTCCCCGCCACCAGTATACGTTCCAGCTTTTACGCGACAGGTTTTTATTTTAACAGAAACGTGGTCAAGTTACGCTTCGCAAGTCGTTGGTATATAGGCGATTGCGAAGCGTGCGGAAACAAGGTGGCAATATCCATGAATATCTCTACCTAAACAAGATTGGACTGAAAAATAAATCCTGTCGCCTGCAAGCTGGAAACCATGTGGCAGTAGGTCTTACTGGTAGGTGTTGGCATCCTTTCCGCCCTGCGTCTATATCGTTGTGGTAGGCGTCTTATTCCCATTTATCCCACTTCTTCGCCGTGTCGCGTGCGACCTCAAGGGCTTGCACGAGGTCGAACACGTCCCCTCTGGGCACATCCCACTCGATGGACAGATATATCAATTTCACGCGCCTGGAGTGGTAATTTGGCTCGTTGTTCATCACCGAGATCACCGCGAGGGCCTTCTGCTTGAGGGTCATTTGGCCTCCTTGTCTATGCGACGGAGTAGCATAAAAGCATTTGTTAATTCATACTCAAGCAATAAATACCCTTGAGTGGATTCATCAGGAAAATACGCATGGGCAGAGTTGTAAAGTTTTCTTAATGCCCGTTCTAATTCTACGCACCTGGTTTCTGCGTCTGCTTTCATCACGCCTCCTCCTTGAACTCGGCTATCTTGGCTGCGAGGATGTCGAGGTGAGCTTCTGGCATCATGTCAAGTATGGTCTCAAGGTCTTGCCCTTCAGGAAAGACGAGTTCCAGCGTCTCCTCGATCCACCCGAGCGCCTTGTACTCCTCCCCGTAAATCGCGTCGAGCGAGTTCTTGATGTCGAGCCGCTTGTCGGCCAGCGCGTCGGCTGTCGTGTTGTCGGGCGCGGCCTGCTTCTTCTCCCACGATTTCTCAAGGCGGTCTATGAGCGACTGTGCTTCCTCGATTGTCAATTCTGACAGCTTCGATTTCTTGTAATAACCCTTGATGCCCTTGTCGCGCTCTGATGCCTTGATGCCGATTTTCTTGCACAGGGAAGTGACGTTCGTTGTCTGCTCTTTGGTGATGCCCTGTGGCTCGCCCTTCATCGTGTTGAAGTCGAAATCATCGTCCTTTGCTGCCTCGATCTTGACACCGGACTTCTTGGCCTCGACCTCAAACCAATCCTCCGGTCCGCTCATGCCGTCGTCAAGGGACGAATAGATGCCTTTGAGGTTAATCACCTGTGCCGGCGAGATTGTCTCGATACGACGCCCGATATACCCCTCGATCATCTTCTTTGTGACTCCGAGCTTCTCGAATCCTTTAAGCATGTACTGGATGCCCTCGGGGCTGCAATCCGCGTTTGCCCGTATGGTCTTCTCACACTCCTTGACCGCGGACTCTATGATGTCTCCGGGGATGATTGCCAAGATGCAGGCGCGGAGGCGGCGTGCTCCCATGTTAGCGACAAGTTCGTATTTATCGCGTGGATCGGTAAGGGCGTATCCCCCACTCTTTGTAGACCGCCAGTGCGGGACCGTGAACGTCTTTTCGCACTTGGTGTTCGTCTCAAGATCGTGAGCGTAAGTACAGACCACGGACCCGGTTTTCGTGTTCTCGATTTCCCGGACTCCGAACTGGATATTTCCCCAATTTTGGGCGATACATTCCGCAAGGCGGATCGACGGGCCTGTGACATCCTTCTTGCCCTTCGGGTAAATGTAGGTTGCAGACATGGCCAATCCGGGACGCTGACAGGCAGTCATAATCCTGTCGGTCGCCTTGATCGTATTTCGCGGGAACTGGCTTGCGATGACAAGCGCGGCCTGCGTCTCTGCGATTGCGCGGGAGGCGTCCGTGTGGGCAAGCGTCCCGACCTCCTGTGATTTCTGCGCTGCAAGTGCCTTGTTTTCGTTCATGGTTTTCTCCTTAAAAGTTCCATCGTCCGTATTTCCTCGTAGCCCGTGGGATACACCCCGCGGGCATCACATTCCATGATTCTGATTATCGCGTCCTCGTTCTCCATACGTGCGGTCTCAAGGTCGTACAAGTGGACTTCCCATACCCCGACCGTGTACGGCGGTTTCTTCTCCTGGAAGATACACAATACCCGGTCGATCTCCCTGCCACGGGGAAGCGCGTTATTGAGCACCGACTTGTAGAATGAAAACGAGTTGACGTACTTCAGCTTCTTGGCATCCGAGAAAAACCACTTGATGTCCTTGCATGTCTTATAGTCGATAAGCACATTACACGGCTCACCGTTCCACAGCAGGCCGAAGTGGAGCCAGTCCACCTTGACCTGGCAGGGGTAATCACAGTACGTTGCGCGGGCGACAAGCTCGGGGAAGCCGGATTTCAGGAGGATCGGGGCGACGGGGTGACGTTGAAGCTCGCCGTCCATACTGCGAATCATGCTGTCCGTCTTTTCATCGAGGACAATCAGTCCGCGCTTCTCGACATCGAATCTCCACTCCTTTCCCTTTACTGTCCTGCCGTCGAGATTGTTGACAGCATACCGGTCGTGATAGACATCGCTGCCTTCCAGAATCAGCGCGTGTGCCGCTGTGCCGTCACGCCACGCCTTTTTTTCCTCCCTCTCGATCTCCCCCGCGCGTTGCTTCTGAAACTTGCGTGGATTGTCGAGGAAGGTCTTGAGCAAGGTGGAGGTCAGATAATCTTTGTCACGCGCTCGATACACCTCTTGAGATTCGACGGTCAGGTTAAGGTCTTGCGATGTCATTGTTTCTCCTTCCACTCAAGATACTCCTCGCAGAAGTGCGTGGCCGTGCATGGGCCGCCTAACATGCCGAGGCATCCGTAGCAGGGGGAGTCCTGTGGTATCTCGTCATCGTCTGTGAGGTCGTAGGTGTCCAGCGGTTCGTCGCTGATGCCCTCGCGATTCATCCATTCAGGGCGTGAGTTAGCCATCGTTCTCCTCCGGCCATCTGTAAGCGCGAATTTTCCGACTCACAGGATACCATGCTTGAAAATCAGGAATCCATATCCACCAAATGCCGACGTGAAATTTATATTTCATCGTTCTCCTCCTCATAATCACTCAAATCAGGATTGTCTATCTGTGCTTTGTAATGTTTCTTTTTCCACGCATTGTATTTATTTCGCACAGTCTCAACTTCAGCACGAATAGGTATTATGCAACCCTCGATGAAGTCTATTGTGTCGATAAGTCTATCCCAATTTGCATCGTCTTTTTCCCAAAGCTGTTCCAGTCGTAGGAGTTCTTTGCGGAGTTTCTTACACCAACCCTCAAATGTTATGTGTTTGATGGCGTCATTTCCCATATTCACATATTCAGGGTCTTTAGGTATTACCATCGTTCTCCTCCTCTCGCGTGTCGGGAAGTCGGGTGGCTCTCTTGACAAGTGAATCGTAATCAATTGCCACAGAGAGTTCATCGCCTAATCCCATTTTACCAAGCACACTTCTCATTCGCTGTGCATACTCCTGTATTTCACGGAAATAGTAATACTCCAGCCGAGCATACTCGCACGCCTTTTTACCTGCATATATACCTTGATTATTGACGTAGCTTTGCCAGTCATAATAACCTTCCGGGGATGCAGGACGATGGGCGTATTTGTCAATGACATCACTCATCTCCCCCTCCTTCCTCCCGCGCTATCTCGTCGAGTAAAGATTGGCCACGCGAAACTGTTGCACGATGACTATCAGGGTGTAATGCTGATACTACCGTTAAGAAAATCTCGGCCAGTGCCTTCAATTTCTCGTGGTAATTCACGGCGGTCACGATGTCAATAGCATCTTCTTTCCTCTCCACCTTACATATAGTTCGCGTGTTTATCGGAGGATGGGTCGAAGTCGATATACTGTACTCGTCATTAAGCAGCGATTGCCATACACCCCACGGTCTCTCCGCCGCCTTGCTCGCCTCGTTAGGTTTTGTCACGGGACTCTCCTTCCTTCGCACTCCACCGCTCCAGCCATTTAGTCGAGGCGGTACTTATCATTCTAATATAGTGTTGTGGGTATATACGACAGCTAACATCACTGTTAAGCGCGTCGTATATGTCAGACATCACGTCAGCTATGTCCGCATGAACTTCAGCGTCACCACGCACAATGATACTGCCGTTGATAATTTCAGTTTTCGGGAGTTTCACGGGAATCTCCTTCCTTTTCGAGGGTGTCGAAGCGGGACATAAGTTTAAGCCACCTATTATTATCCCAGCGTACTACAGCATCGAATTCAATTTTTCCGATTGCCTTCCTCGCCTCTTTCGCCCACTCCTTGTATGCGCGGAGGCGGGTGAGTTCAGACTCATTGTCTTGAATTTGCTCTAATGCAAATTTAGCTGATATTGCGACAGCCGCTTTGTGTCCACCCAATCTCTCCTTCAGCCGCGCAACCTCCTCCTGCAATTCCACAGCCATATCACACTCGCGACATCGCGCGGCCTCGGATATTGTGAGTAGGTTTTTCAAGTCGGTGATTTCCTCGCGAAGTGTGGCGAGTTGCCCGCACTCGACTGTGGTACACCCGCCAACCTTGTCTTTACACTCAAAGCAATTCACCACACGATCTTCCTCATTGATAATGCAGATATTTGAAATCATGCAGGCAGAGCACTGTTTCAACACTGCTATCTCCGCGTCCTTCTCGGCAAGCTCGGCGCGGGCATGCTTACACGCTATCATATATCTTTCGACGGCTCTTGAATTTACTGTATCAAGAGTTCTTACACAGTAATCCAGCCAACTCTTATACCCCTCCGGCGGTTCCGGCACTTCCGGTCTATCGAATGGCACTTCATTCATAGGGTCATCGCCATCAGGCTGCTCCGCATAGTGAGTGACTCTCGCCTCGATGTTTGAGTTTTCCGGCACTTCCGGTCTATCGGACATCGGTGACCTCGCTTTCCGTGTCCTTCGGGCGGATGATGGTGAGGATTTCACCAAGCCCCTCGTTGAATGATGCTCGCTTTCGTTTACCGCTTTCCCATACATGAGGGGGTTTGCGCATCGCCTCAATCTCCTCCACCTGCATCGCGCGGGCACGCTTGACAAGGGATAGTGAACCCGCAACACCAATACATTTCGCCCTTACATCAGCGGTTCTCACACATTGATTAAGGTAGTTTAGCTCGGCGTTTAACTCCTCCTCCAGCCAGTCCCACGCGCTCTGCTTGTCACTCATCGGTTTCTCCCTTTTTAAGTGGAGCCGCCCGCCGTATGACAGGCGGCTCCCAACCGTTACACTTGCAGGATACCACTCTAATCTCTCATTTGCATCACCTCCTTATCAATCCAAGCATCAGGATTCCGCACGATGTCCGCCGATAGTGCTTCCAATGTTGCGGCCCATCGCGCCTCGATATAGTTGTCGATTCCCTCGATTGCGATTGCGGCGCGGGTTGCCTTGATCTTCGCTGGTCGATAGATTGCAGGGCGGCCCATGCTACTCCTGGTCTGCGAAGATGCCGTCACGGGCTGTCAGGCGATTTACAATGATGTCAACTGCCTCAAGCAGTGTGCACTTGTTCTTGTCGAAGGATTTGATAGCCGCCGTGATAAGGATGTTCTTGAGCGGCTCGCACTTGAGGACGATACCAAACGCCTTCTCCAGTTCCTTGCGCGTCGGCACAAGCTCGACTGCCTTGTTCGGCGGGTCGGGCATTCCGTCAAGCGTCGGGGTCTCCTCGGTAGTTTTCTTTGCCATTTCATTTCTCCTTAATCTCACGCCTATTTCTCGACACCATGTCAAGGTACAGGTCTGTGAGGTCGTCTGTCGTCATTTTCTCGTATTCGCGCTTCGGGATTTCGACCTTACAACATCGGTCGATATTATCTCGGGAATCTACCTCTCTGTTTAATATTCGGATAGCCCGTTGCTTGACGATGAGATCGGCCTTCAAGTCTTTGTTCAGCGCCTTTTCAATGGCAAGGTTTTTAATCGCTGTTACCCTCCCCGTGGTAGACTTCTCAAGGTCTTTGCTTGCCTTGTTAGCGCGATTCCACAGGATGTCGCTACCGGCAAGCAGGACGAGGATAAGACCGCACAAGCCCATGATGATTATGTGTTCGGTGGTCACGTTATTTACCTTTCATTATGTTTCACTCTCATAACACACGGCCTTGACCATGTACGCGCCAATGATTTCCAGCCGCTTGAATATTCAATATCGTCCGTAGGTGGCCTGTATAACTGCGCAAATGGCATAAATCCAAGCCCCCACACTAATTCTAATATTTCTTCAGCTTGCGCGATGCTTTGCCCGTTATACGCGCACAGAACGTAGCACCGTTTTTTGGCTCTGGGCAACCATTGTATTTTATCGGCTGCTTTTTTCAGTGAAAATAATGCCGCCGGGGTGTCGCAAGCAAACCATAATTCGCGGATTGATCGTAATCGTTTAAGCTGTTCAATGTGCCAATCAGACAACCTGCGAGACTCAAGACCTCCACGAAAATATGCGCCTTTGCTTTGTGTGTTTAGCATAGTAATAACTTTGCGAAAGTGTGTCTTGCTTGCCGCAAGAACATTGTTGTCTTGAATGATATTCCCAGACTTGACTTCAAGTTCGCGGAAATTTCCGCCAACGAGACAGAATGAGCAGTTGTTTGGACATCCTCGTGTGGTGATCGTGATGCCCTTTTTCAGATACCATCCGGGCGAAAATTCATTGCCTTCCCCGCCGATTGCGAGTCCTCCGATTTTCACATTAGGACAATAATCCTCGTAGACTCTCGCCAACCGTAAGCCCTCTTTTAAGTCCCACGAGAATGTCACTGACACATGGACTTCGAGGATGTCTGTCGGCATGAATAAATCCGGCTCGCCAATCTGGACATATTCGTCATCCGGCGTGTGGGATGTTCTCTGTGGGAATACGCGGAGTATCAATCTATTTCCTCCCTGCCACACGCTCGACCGCCGCGTTTAGCTCGGGGATTTTTTCGGCCCGAAACATTGATTTTATTGACTTCTTGAAATCGTCACGGTCTATCGTTTCGATTGTCTTTACAATATGCTCAAGCGGTTTCTCGATTTCCCGCCGCGTTTTCTTCACCTTACGCCACGCAAGCCCTATCGTTCCGAGGATGCCCGATGCACCCGCTACAATGCCTGGAAGCCACGGGATGCCCTCTGATTCCTTCTCGATAGCTTTCAGCGTTGACGCGCCCTGCTCAAGCCCCTTCTCGAAGGAGTCCTTTTTGCTGTCTTCCGTTGCCTGTTTCATGGTAGCGGTGAGCGTAGATTTATCCTTTTCATATTTAGCGAGTTCTGCTCGCGCATTAGACAGGAGGCCATTCCGTTCTTTTTTCAGTGCCGCCTCCACGCTCTTCAATCTCGCAATTTCGGCAACACTTGCCTCTGTCCTCTCGCGTGCTTCCAGCGCAATCCTCGCGGCCTCCACGCGCTTTCGTTCTGCCTCCCTTGCCGCGATTTCCTTCCGCAAGAGAGTGACCTCCGAAGGCGTGTTCCAGTCGGGGACAACCGGCTTGGGAGTCGGCATCCCGATCCTGTTGATCGTTTGGGCAATCGTGGAGTGTACCACTTGCCTTCGGAGGTCGAGAGGGTTTTCCTTGAGTAAGTGCGTCGCCGCGTCGTGCGCGATGTACGCGGCCTCCTGCTCTGCGGCGGTAGCGCAACCGAGGCAGAGCGCGAGGATGCCGCACAGAATTAGCAGGGCGAGAACCCACTTGACGTACTTCTCGATTCGCTGGTCTTGCTGGTGGTCGATGTGGTTCGGTTTCATTAGATTTCCTTTCAAGAATCATAAACCCGTGTCAATATCTTCTCTACGAAAATGCCCGTTTTTTCCGTCTTGCAATACACTGTTATCCGCCGCCCGCTTGTCTTAAATTGCAATATTGGAGTTTTCCCATGAGCACAACTACCATGCTCGCACACCGGACGGTACTGACATTTACGCTCACAATTCGGCATATCAAGAATGAACATTTGGTCAAATATCATTTCTTGCCGCCTTTCGTTTTCTTGGGTTTGAGCTTCGCGGTGAGGATGTCGGCGGCGTTATGAAGCCCGGACCAATGGTCAAAAACACGCCTGACACTCTGCTCGAAAACCTCGCGCGATGAAGGCGTGTCCCCATAGAAATACTCTTTGTTAAGGATTAAAATAGTCTCCTTGTAATCCGAGATTTCCTTCTTAATCTCCTTCAGCGCCGCCTTCGCCGCGCTGGTTGCCGTGACCGTGAGGGGTTTAGATTTTGCCATGTGAAGCTCCTTAAACAGCCGCGATTAAATCCGCGTGGTGAATGTCGAGCGGAAGGATTTCCTCCGCCCTGTATCTACTTTCCTCAAACCGCTTCCGCCGCATGTACTCCCGCGAATATTCATTGCGACACTCCCGGCAATAAGGATGTCCGGGGTATCGCTCGTTCGTGCAGTAGGGTTTTGAGCAGATCATATCGCCTCTATTAGAATAATCGTCCTTGCATATCCTTTTGTTCAACAGTTACAATAGTATCATTATGGTAACCACCATGACAAATAAGCAATATTTCCTTGATATGGAAACCGAGTCTCCTTCCTATCCCAACCGTATTCCAACCACAACTGACAACATATCCACCAGGTAATATTAACTCTGCTATCCGTTTTTTTATTTTAATAAATGTGAGGGTGTAATTTGTTTCTTGTGCACTATATCCTATTTTGTTGTAACACTCTTTTACCTGCCTTAAAGAATACGGGGGGTCATAAAGGCATCCCTTATACTCCCCCCTCAAGGTTGCCAAAAAGTCAACGGCCTCAATATGATAATCCGCCACTTTGTTTCCTGCGTTAAGGTCGTTTCTCAATTCTGCCAAATAACTATTCCCGCAAAATGGGTCTATCCACCCTTTTCCATTACCAACATACCCCTTGAGCAACTCCTTGATAGGCGGTATATCAAATGTCCATCTTGACGGCATAGCCCATGCGCGAGATATTTTCATACCGCCTCTATAAATTCCACTTGCATCCCTCGTTCTTCTGCCATGTTGATTTCAGCGCGTACGCCCTTCGATGTATTCCAGCCGTCCAGTTTGAGCACGAGGAGCCTGTCACACTTCGCCAACATAACCTCGTCGATCATCCACCAGAAATCCCACTCGCTCGGCAGGTCGTGACGCAGCGCCATGACGTGCCCGTAGACGATAGGGCTGAACACAACTTGCCCCTCGCGCAATAGCCGCGCTGTGACCTTCATGGCGGCCTCGTATCGACGCTGTCTGACTTCCGGGTCCGGGTCGCTGTATGGGCTTGCGAGATAAATTAGGTCGAGCATATCGCCTCCATAAACCCTCTCCCCTCGGGCGGCAGAGCACCGACCAGGATGGAGCCACCTTCAACGGGGAGAGGTAAGGTTTTTGAAATCACGGTCGATGCTCTTTTCATTTCGCCTCGATAATATCAAGGCGGGTTTTCGGTGTCAAGGTTAAAATAATTGCCCTTGCGATTTATGCCGCTTGAACCGCGCTGTCGCGGCCTTGTGATAGCCCTCGTCGATCTCGTGACCGATCGCGTTGCATCCAACATCATAAGCCGCGATAATTTCCGTACCGCTACCCACGAAAGGAATCCATACGCGATCGCCTTCTCTCGTCGTCGTTGTGATTAAGTCGCGGGTTAATTTCATGGGCTTGATTGTGTCGTGTGAGTATTTCTTTGTTAAGTGACTTTCCTGCGAATATCTCAATACATCGGTTAGTTTCAGGGTGTTGTTGAACGGCCTGCGAAGCTCCTCGTACTCCTTACGAAGCTCCTCGTACTCCTTACGAAGCTCCTCGTACTCCTTACGAAGGTACTCGTACTCCTTACGAAGGTACTCGCCATTAAGGTATTCGCGGATTTTCAAATATTGATCTTCCGTAATTACATTGAATCCCTTGAGCCAATTACTGACACACCCCGTAAGACCACCAGTTTTACTCGGAAATAATGCCGCTATTTCTTTATTCGTTACGTTAGCCCTTTTGAATTCATCTCGAAGATATTTTGCAAATGGAGAACGTGGTCGAATGTGTTCTTCCATAACTCTTTCGTGCCCTGTCTGATCCCATTCTTCTGGCTCTGTTCCGTTGGAATACATGAGAAGTCGCTCTGTTACGGGCGCAAAACATCGGAACATTTCTACACCTTTATTTGTTTGCCGGTCCACAACCCACCATACCATCGAATTCTCAAGACAAAACAACCGATCGAGAATGACCTGTGAATACGCAATCTTCTTCGCGTGCCCCCACCAAAACAGAGTTCCATTGTCGGCTAACACCCGCTTACATTCTGTCGCCCATTTCTCCACGTCTGCAAGATACTCGTCAAAGGAATCCCACACCCAATCAAAACACCCCTTGACTTTATAATATGGCGGGTCAGCAATTATTAAAGAGATCGACTTTGGAGGGATTTCATTCTCCATGCAATCGCCGTGGATTATCTTGATGGTTGCTCTCGCGGTCATAACAGCCCTTCTAACGCATTATCATCCCCACGCGACCGATTGTACGCATAAGGACGAGAACGCTATACCTGCCCCATGCCCTGTTCACGGAGATAAGCGTCTATGGCTTTGCGTACATGCCACGAGATCGACAGGTCAGTTTCCTCCTTGAGTACCAGGAGCTTGTCGTGTTGTTCTTTGTGGATCGTGACGTTTAATGCCTGCTTTTCCATTGTGTCTCTCCGTTGTGCGGATGATTCCGCGATGAAGTGCTCGGTAGGATTCTAACCTACATCATCCCTGCCGGTCGCTCTAACTTTTGAGCTACGAGCACTTATGAGCGGGAAGGATGGAGATGTTTTTACAAGGCCTCTACTCCACGGCTAATGCCTGTCTCATCCCGCTCAATTTCTGCGAGTCGCTGAAGGCGTGCCCCCTGGTGGACAGTTATTCCCCGGCTGTATCCACTCCGCGCGACGGTCACTGCTGACCGTTTCGGCCTTCGCCTCATCAGGCGATAAGAGGTGGCGGGGCTTACGTCCCCGCCTTTCCGGGACAGATGTTGCCTGCACAGGGGCACAGTGGCAACCCACGCCCTCAACGCTCGCATAATATTTTCAAAGAACAATGAGATAGCCGGTGGGACTCGAACCCACAACCGCAAGCGCGTACGCCAGTCCTCTACCAATTGAGCTACGGCTATCTGCCCTCCGCTCCCGGCACGCCGGGACGGATTCTTTATTTCGCCTTCCTTTCCTTTTCATACTCGTCGAATTTTGCCTTGCCCGCCGCTGCCGCCGCGAGTGCCAGTAAGATGAGTAATTTCATGGTCGATGCCCCTTATTATCGGCTCCCTCGTCAGCCCCGGCTCGCCATGCCAGAGGACGCCCGTGAGGGCGTTTCGGGGTTATGATTCTTCGTCTTCGTAGGTTTTGGGATCGTCGATAACCCAGAAAACCTCACCGCAGATCGTGCATTTGCCGGTCTCCATGCTGATGATGTGCTCGTGATTCTCCATGATTGTCTCCTGTTGATGTTGGCCGATGCTGATTGTATTACTACCTATAGCATATCACATAATATAACATTGTCAAGGTATAAAATAAAATAAACTGTTAGTTTATTTTACAACGGCATACCGCTGATATAGGTGTGTAGTATATAGCGGTTTATGGGTTGCGATATATTAAAGACTGTGAGTCTTATAAATGTGAGAATAAGTCTCACATGCAACGCTGAAAATTTCTCATATCTTGCGTGCGCATCAGAGGTATAGCACCGGGGCGGGATAGACGGGGTTATACCCTCACAAAGCCGTATGGGGTATACGTTCCAATATGCGCACGACAGGATTTATTTTTGATCGAAAAACATCCAAGTTAGCGTATTTACGGACATCGTTTTCAACAGATTTCCCGTCCTTGCATCTGACATTGACGCATAGCACCAGGGCGGCTCTGGGAGGGGATGCTGCCCTTTAGCCCTACTGCCGCATACATTCCAGCAAGCAGGCAACAATATATTTATTTGCGACCAAAATCTTTTTGAAAACATATCTTGACACCATATCCAACTGAAAACCGGGCGCTTTGTAATCGCCTATATACCAGCGAGTTACAGGGCGATATTGAGATATTACACAGCCATAATTTATTCCTACCGCACAAAAGCTGGAACGTAGCACCGGGGCGGCTTTGATGGTGTATACCCCTCTGGAAGCCGCATGGTTGCTATAGGTCAATGTCGCAAAACATTTCTTTTTTCTTGCAGGCAACGAGTGCCAGTGTCGTGATCTTCGTATAACCCCGCTCGATTTTCAGCATTTCAGGCAACCAATATTCGATATTGAGGCGTGTTTTGACGCCCCGAAATCGGATGTATACTGGTAGCCGTTCTAAATGGGTTTCCTGTTTCGCGGTGTCTGTTTCAAAGTTGGCATGGAGCATGTCGTCGGGCTGAAATCGGCTTGGAACGTAGCTATATCACCATCCATTTTTTGACTCGGAATATTTACGTTTTTATATTTACGTTTTCATATTTCTTGTGGCACACCAGCACCCTCCAGACCCGCATAAACAGTGCGTCCAAGCGGTATAAAGTTTTCGTTGATCGCAAAACCGAAAACGTTTTTGTTTTAGAATGTTTTGAAAAGCGTGTTCTGAATGCTTTTGAAACAAAAACGTTTTTGGTCCTGTGTTGATTTGAAAACACACCCCTCTGAAACCCGCATAAACAGTACGTGTAGAGGGTGCATGGTGGTCAAAGGAATTCTAAAAACGCAAAAACAAAAACGTTTTTTTGGCCGCCCAATTCCTGCAATGGTGATATAGCTGCGTTCCAGAGGTTTTTCTATAACGCTGTCTTGAGAGTTCCTGAATTTTTTCTGACATGCTGAATACTCAATACCGCTGGAAACGGCCACTGGTATACGTTTGATTTCCGACCTTGAAATATGGTCAAAATAGCGGTATTCAGGCGTCTAAAATCGCATTATTTACACAAGACTGCTTTGAAAAACTGGCTTTTGTAGACCGTATTTGAGTGTCGGTTTTCAGGAGTCTAAAACGGATGTACGCTATTGCTTGATTCCAGCGGCTTTTTGAAATGTTGACGTCTGAAAACAATTGGAATATCGAGATTTCATAAAACCGAAATACGCTTGGGATGTAGTAATATCACCATTCCACAGGTTGAAGTAGAATATTTATGTTTTTGTTTTTGCGTTTTTGTAATTGCTACGACACATTGACACCCGCTACACCCGCATGGATACACGTTTCCAGAGGCATCGAGTTTTATTCAATCGCAAAACGAAAAACATATTTGTTTCAAAAGTTTTCAGAATCTCACTAATCGCCTGAAACGGTCGCACTTTCGGGATAACCGAACAGAACATTTTCAGTTTTAACATATTGCAAAATGCTTTTCCTCACGTTTTTATTTTTCCGCTTCTACCATCGGTACGTAGCGCCGGGGCGGGTTCGCAGGGGGTATGTGCCTTACAACCCTTACGGGCAGTACGTTCCAGCATACGCGCGACAGCAATTTATTTTGACCGATAACACGGGGGATTATCACGGTTTCAAGATCGTTTTACGTCAAATAACCACACGGGGTGTCTGACATTGTGACATAGCACCAGGGCGGCTCTGAGGGTGGTGGCTACCCCCCACACTTACAGCCGTATAGGTTCCAGCTTTTCCACGACAGGATTTATATTTGACTCAAAACAGATTGAGATAGCAGATTTCCGGGCCTTTCACGGTCGAATATCGACGCCGGTATAACCCGGTATATACATTAAGTTATAGCTGTTTATTTGCGAATAACGCGAGTGGAAATAAATCGCGCTGTGAACAACCCAAGATGTATATTCAGGGCGGCTATGGCGGTATACGACACCCTCAAAGCCACGCCATTGCTGTGGGTCAACGACAGGCAATAGGTCACGATATTTACAATGAGCGCAAAAAACCGCGCGGTCCAGGAGAAAAAACCGCGCGGCGGGAGGGGAACCGACACCCCTCCTTATACGGAACCGGCGAGAGTCATCATAATCGAATCGACCTTGCCAAGTAGTGCCTGCATATCGCAAGCAGCAAGGTCGTAAATCGTCACATAATCGTTACTCTTCGCCGCCGTGATAAATCTGTTTATGATATTGCGAATGTCAAGCTGGACCTCGTATGCCGTGGATTCAAGAGATATATTCATGGACACGGTTATCTTGCGGATACTATCAAGCACCTCCGCGATTTCGAGCAGTCGCAATGTGAATTCGTTCATGTCCTGAAATCGTGCGTCCCCGCCCTCGATTTTAGAATTGATGCCCGTGCCGACAACCTTTCCACCACGGCAGGCATCCACAATCTGGACTGCCAGGTCATCGAACCTCTTTTTAAGTTCGGCAATCTTTATTCGCACGGCCTTGATTGCCGCCGCCGTGTCGCTTGGGAAGGTGTCTCCCGCCGCCTCGACAAGCCGATGAAAAACATGATCTTGAGTGAGGTTTGTCAACGACCTGAAGAACGGCTCAATATCGTCGTCATGCTCGCGCGTGAACGCTCCGCCCGGATTGGCTTCCATGTACCCGCGAAAGAAGTCGATGAACTGCCGCGCGGTGAAACTGTTGGCCGCCGCAAGCTGTTCTCGGAGTTGCATTATCTCCTGGTCAAGCCGTGCGATTTCAAGCTCGGATGAAATGGTGATTGGCATGATTTCTCCTGTTAGTATTTCATCACATATCCAGCGACTGACACATCAACGCTGCCAGCAGCCGCGTTTTTGAGATATTGCACTATCTGATCGGCATCGCACATCAGCGAGAAGTTTTCCTCGTGATTCTCGTTGACATGTTTCTGGCAATGCGTCGCTCCCTTCGCCCGGAAATGAGTGTCCTTGACATGGGTTTCCGCCCACAATTTGACGTGATCGCATCCCGGCGGGACGAAGGCACTGCAATCAATATCCGTCCATACCACGGCATTTCCTCCGTTCAAGACCTGCATAATCGCCACTGGTTCCTCAAGATAGAATATCTCGCGTCGATTCCCGTTGCCGCATTGATGAATATCAAGAAGGTCCTGTCCGTTATCGTTGCGTACCTCCCCGACACGACGCTTGAGTGTGTACGCTCCGGGCATCGTCGGCGCTGTATTGGAAGTCGAGAACATGGCTGAAACAGTGCCGTTCTCAATATCTCCGATGACCCAGACGTGATACCATGTATTAGCCGCTTCCGCGCCTGCATCGAGGCCAAGTGCCCCCGCCGCTGTAATGTCGATGGTCATTGCGGCAGATGCTATCATGTGGCCGGGATTGTACGTCGTATCCGTGCAACCGTATCCTACGCTGACCGTGACCGTTGCCGCGGTCGCATAAGCTACGTTGAATCCGTTAAGGTCGCCTAATCCAGCGAGAGATGCAGGCCATGAAGTCATGTTAGTAATTCCCCAAGTCCCACTGATCGTCGTGCATTATCCAGCGGTCGCCATACGGAGCCGGTCGAACAAGCGCCCATACTGTGTCGCCAACAACCGGGAGCCAATCAGTTTGCAATCCAGTTCCGCCTGCCGCCGTCCAAGTCAAGCCGGGAACCGCTGTCGATATATTGTCAAAATTACCACCAGCGACATCAAGCAATTGTATGAATAAAGACCTCTGATTCAAATCCTGACAAACTGTAAAGTCAGTCAACGCCACCGCTCCTGCCGGAATATTTCCCGCCACGTTCACAATCTTCAAATGATAACCAGTGCCGCCCGGAACCACCGTAACCTCCGCCCTGAACAGATACCCGGCGTGGTGGTCAATGTAGAATTCTCCGTTGACGTGGAGAAACGCCTGCACAAGAGCGCCGCTGGCAAGCACCGCGCAACCTGTCTCTCGGAGATTGGCGATGCCGGAGGTCAAGGACGAGCCGGTCATCGTCGTTCCGTCAGGATTGCACTGTTGCACCTTGTACTGGTTGTTGTTGTCGCGGTCCTGATGACTGATAATCTTCACCAGCGTATTCGTCCCGGCGCCACCGCCGCCGCCGAGGAGGTCGATTAAAACCCGCCAGTTCCCTGCGCTATCGTAAGCACGCCAACCTCTGACAGTTTGCCCGGCAAGCCCGGCAGGTGCAAGGCGGTAGTCCTGCGCGGTATATTGAGCGGTAGCATCGTCTGTCCACCCCGCTGCAATCGTCCAGATTTGACGCTGGACGGTGTAAGCGCCGCCGCCGTCATTGCTGACTACGCGAAACCACTCTTCTTGAGGGTCGTTTGGAGGATTGGTGGTTCCGGGGCGTCCTTGACCACCGGGAACACGCGACATGAAGTCCATGTACATCGCGGCGAATTTGCTTCTGTCATTATCGCTTAATATGTGAGCGGCCATTAAAGAGTTATCGCCAAAGGATCAAAATCGACTTGCGGATAGATAACAAAGTTTTTGAAACTTCCAACAGGATCGTACAACCCTCCGGCATCGAGTGGAAGCGGCTCTGTTGTAGGTCTGGCGTCCGCTCCAGTGCCAACCATAATCGGGCCATAAGTTGCGCCTTCCATGTCCCCCATACCCTCGTTTAACGCACGGAGACGATGCCCTTTTTCGCGATAATCAAACTGATACGTGATGTCATAATATGTCCGGGTGTCGTCCACAACCTTCCGAGAATTGATTGTCGAGCACAGAACCGTATTACTCGCAAGGCCGTTCCAAGCGCCGATATTGAGGTGGTTCTCATAGAGTTTGATGTGAGCGATTGCCCCGGCGTCAATGTTGCGCTGTACGGTTATCAGGATGTCATTATGATCTTTTACAAGCCCCTTGAATTGAACGTCAGCAGAATTTAACAGAGGGTCGCCCGCCTCGTCGTCCTCAATCGCCACAGTGCTCTTTGCTGTAGAATATGAAATCTTATCGGCGTAATTCGTCGGGTCTTGCTCGGTCGGGTTCTCCGGGTCGATGGTCTGTCGATAGTCACAACGAACATGAAATGAGGTCATCGTTTTCTCGAACGGTATCCCTGTAATATTGTAACAACGAAGACCCGACGCGCCGGGGAAACCCTCTCCGATTGCAGGCAAGACAGGTGATGTAAGAGCCTCAAGCACGCCGCTTGCGAAAGTTCCTTTGGCTGTAGCGAGCAGTATCGTGTAGGTAAGCGTTGCTGTGGATTCGTTCTTTCCGTTGTTAATCCGACCCGCCGTCCACATTTCTTTAGCGCTTGAAATCGCCATCTATCCCCCTATATCCGCAAAGGCGAGTCGAACGCCGCTGTCGAGTAACGCTTGAAGCATCGCCGCTTGATCTTCAGCGGCTTTCAGCGCCTTCTTCTGGATTTTCAACGATGCCTTGCTGTTCTTCGCGGTCTCCTGCTCGGGAGTGAACCCCGGAGCACGTTTTAGAAATCGAGCGGTGAATGCCTCGACGCCGCGTGGTGGCTGCATCATTTCTTTCCTTGCAGCGGCCTCGGCAGGAGTCGCTTTCTCGCCGGGGATACCGCCCATCATTGCGCCCATGATACCCATTATACCAACAGCGCCTTTTGCAAGATGCTCACGGCGACCGCGAATACCGCCCATTGCCTTGAAAACACCTGCTTGGACACCTGCGAGACCGACGACAGCAGATAGAGCATCTGAACCGTCCCGAGCACCTTGAGCGATTGCATCGCGGATATGCTCACGTAATTCTTTCATCGCCTGTTGCATCTCCGGGCCACGGAAATGCGAGGGGAGATGTTGAATTCCGAGGTTAGCTGTTTCCTGCGCGGCCTCAAAATCAGCTGCTTTCCAATGTGCGAGCCATTTGTCAGCGGTGGTTTTCGCCTTTGCAACTCTATCGGCAGCCGCCTTGTCACGAATAGCTTTTATCGTGGCTTCGAGTTTCAATTCCGCAATTCTCGTTTTATGCAATATCCCTGCGTGTAACGTATCGAGTTCCGCCAAGTGCATCTGATTGCGGATTTTCTGCTCGCTCAACAGATTTCCGGTTCCGTCTTTATATATTTTTATTATCCTGTCTTGGAATGCTTTCGCGGCATCATGCCAACCTTTCATGTGCTCTTCGGCGAGTTTCGCGTCCTTCAACATCTGCGCCTGCCACGGCGCACTGGATGGTAATTTGATCGCCCCGAGCGCCTTGCGGGATTTCGCAAGTTCTTTCCATATCTCGGTTGTCAGACGACCAAGACTCTTCGCCTTCACAAATTCTTTTGTTGCGATCTCTTCGCGTTTTTCAGCCTCCCACAATAACACCAGCGAATACGTCTGTGCAGGTTTCGCGGCTTCCTCTGTCATTTTATGAATCTTATCAAAATATTCGCGGAAATTTTTCTCCGAATCGAGCAAGCCAAAAGTGTTGTATTTTGCAAACCTCAAACCCCATTCTGTCACCTTCTCTCCGGCAGACTCAAGAGGGTCTTCGAGGAATCTTTTTATCGCCGGAGTCCATTCTTTCAATATTGGCAATAATTCTTCGCCCATGCCCCGCATAAATTTCTCCCAAGCTTGTTTGAGTTCTGCAATTTTCTGCGCCCCGGAATCAGCCATTTTGCCAAACGCTTTATCCGCTTCGCCGCTTGATTTCCCGATATAATTGATGTCACGGCCCATACCCTTCAAATCTTTTTGCATGGCGGCTATTGCGAGAAACGCCTTCTTGGGGAACATCTTTGCCAGTTGGCCGCTCGTCGCTTTCGTGAGTTCTTGGATAATCCCATCAAGACCCTTTGCTTTAATTGCCGCCTCTCCATACTCGATTCCGAGTTCTTTCCATATCCTTTTAGATTTTTCAGCCGGGTTCAGGATTTTGACGATCACGGCACTGAGCGCGGTGGTCGCCTGAGCGCTCTTGATTCCCTGCCGGGTCATGGTCGATAACGCCGCGAGCAGCGTCTTGAGTTTCACGCCGGCGACGGAACCGATAGCCGCGACTTTCCCAACCTCGGAAGCAAGCTCCTGATATGTGAGCTTTCCTTTTTTTACGGTCGCAAATAGCATGTCGCTGACTGTCGTCGCGTATTCAGCAGATAACTGATATGAATTGAGAATCGAGGTCAAGACATCGGCAGCCGTCCCTGTATCGGTAAGCCCTCCAATCGCCGCTCTGGTCGCAACCTCAAGCACGCCCATCGCCTTCGCCGCCGGGATCGAAGCAGAGAGGATGTCGTAAAGACCCTTGCTGATTGTCTCGGTTGTCTGCCCATATTGTGTGGATAATTTCTCCATACCCTCTATCATGCCTGGCAACTTGTGCATGGTTTGATCGGTGAGCATCGTACTAACAGAAGCCGCCTGCTTCTCAAATTCACCCATCTTCACCATAGCGCTTCCGAGGCCACGGACAAGACGCACTCCAATCATAAAAGCAGCACCACCAGCAGCGAGCTTGAGCATCGAGAGCTTCGCCCCGAGACTGGATGTTGCTCTCCCCGCACGCCTGAATTTCGCAGACGCACGGTCGTGGGCTTTAATGTAAACATCGACGCTTCTTTTCGCCATTAGATCATCATTCCCAATATACCCATTTCGGATTTATACGCTGATTGTTCTCTCCATATTACCAGGCATGCTTCCACGAATTGAGCGCACTGGTCGGTTTGCCCTCCCGCGACATACGGCAATCCCTTCTCGTACAATTCGGCAACTTTGATAGCACGCCATATATCCTCGGTGACAAACTTTATCGGGCATTCGTTAAGTTGAAACTGTCCACTGCCGCCACAATCTTCACAGCCGCGACCCCAGCATGACGGGCATTCAAATTGAGGTCTGATTTCTTTCGGAATCTTCTCGCAATTCTCCCGGTCTATTTTTTTCGACGGGCACGTTTTGCAGATTTTGCCGAAGGAGTGGGCGACTGCAACTTGGATTTTTTTGCGTCTTCAGTCTCCAATATTTCAGCGAAATACAAGTTGCGAAATATCTCCATCACCTCGGCAGGCGTAAACATATCTTCGATTAACCCTTTTTTGAATCTTACTTTTTCGCCGGTTCTCGGTCGTGTGATATTTTGCCACTTGTGTATTTGGTCGTCAATACAGGAGATCATTTCGCTGATTATTGCATCGCCATCTTCTTTCGACGGCTTTCCCTTTTCGTCAATCCACTCAAGCCATTCCTTGTAGACGACATCAAATCTGTCCGTCTCTCGACACGTTTTATGGAAAGCCATAATCGTGCGCGGCTTTCCGTTGCGGTTTTTGTCGAGCGTGATTTTCCGCAAGCACTTCGGGTCAATATTGATTGCCATATTTTTCTCCTTGTTAAATCTTCTCCAAAAACCGTTTGACCTGCATGTCGATATGATGCTCTAAAATCACACCTCCTCTCGATTCTGTTGTGTCTTTGATTGAATCGTAATAATCCGCGATGGTCTTGTCGGCTCGAACCATCGTTATAGGGTATCTTGCACGCCCTATTCTCCGCATAGCAACAGTTGATTTCCCGCGCTTGAGAAGAAATCCACCATGCTGATATTCGCCTGTTTTCTTCGACAATAAGCCACCGCCAGAAGGTTTCGGCTTAAGCCACGCATAAGGAAACCCATACGCGCTAAATCGTATTTTCGCAGCAAAGTGTCTTATGGTTGCCTTGTCAATAAAAGTATACTTGCGGACGTGTTTCTGGATAAGCCCTGCAAGAATAGAAATACTTTTAACTGACTCCTTACGAACAGTCACGGCAGTTTTGTTAATCGAATCCCGCATAATCCGCGGAATGTATCGCGGATATTTACGGAACGTCGATTCCAGACGCTTGATCTGGACTTTACTGAATCCAACGTTTATCATATCGCCCTCTTACTCGAATTTGATTTTCGGCCCGTCGTCGCCTGCATCTATCACGCGACGGATTGCGAATTCTGCGTTATTCGTCTGCTTGCCGTCACGATCACCCTCCTGAAGATTCGTCCACTGCAAGCCTGCCCCGGAGGTGTAAATCGTGATCTTGTTGCCTGCCGCGCCCCACGA